GCGCGGCCAAAGGAATGCCGCTCGCTGAATGGTGCTTCAAGCACCTGGACGCCGCGAGCGGCTACGAAGACACGACAGACTCCGAGAGGAAGGGGAACGCATGTCTATCCCACGGGGAGGGCGAAAAAAGATCATGAATACAAAACCGACTCCGCCGCCCTCCCCGTTGGGATCAGACTCTTGTTCTGTGTCTTTGCCCGCGCCATATTACGACCGGGACGGAATCACGATCTATCACGGGGACTGCTTGGAAATCATGCCGCTACTCACGGAACGCTTCGACATCTGTTTCACCTCGCCACCATACAACAAGGGCAAGCAATCAGGGGCCTATGCCAACATGCGGAACGCCTACGAATCATGGTCAGACGACTTGGAGCACGATGAATACAGGGAGTGGCAACACCTCTGTGTGAAAGAAATGGCAAGGGTGTCTGATGCCGTCTTCTATAACCACAAGCCGCAAATCAAAGAGGGTAGCGTCCTCCTGCCAACCGTGTTCATTCCCAGTTCGTGCAATCTGCGGCAAGTGATCGTGTGGGACAGGGGCGGCGGCTTCAATCACTCGCCTGGTCAGTTCGTGCCAGCGTGTGAATGGATCATGCTGCTGGCGGCGAAAGAGTGGACGATGCCAACAAGAGGAAGCGGCAGCGCGGGCGACGTGTGGCGCGTGAAAATCGCGGCAGACAAAACGGGGCATCCGTGCGCGTTCCCGATGGAACTCGTCTCGACTGCCATAAACGCCACTGGCGCAAAATCCATCCTCGATCCGTTTGGCGGATCAGGCACCACGGCGAGGGCAGCGAAAGACCTTGGGCTGCGTGCCGTCATCATCGAAAAGGAGGCAAAGTATTGTGCGATGGCCGTCGATAGACTGGCACAGGATGTCTTCAATTTCTCTCCACAGAACAACGCAATAGTTGAACCTCATGAAACTTAGACGCAAAGGCAGGCAGCGCACTCGCGGCGCATGGACATCAGAATCATCGGCAAGGGCGCACGCCGCAAAGGCTCGGCTGCGCATGAAGCGCGGCGTTGAGACTGCACCGCGCCGTGTCCCCGCTGGGCAATACCTCGGCACACTGCGCTGGTATGCAGCAGACGGGGCGCTGCGTGGCTGGGTGGTGACTCAGGGTGATCGCGCCAACAACATCGGTGTTGTGGCCAAGCTCGCGGGCTCCGATCTGGTGCGGCGCTTTGGTGGCTGGGACTGGCTGCTAAAGGGTTTGCGGAAACGGCTGGCGGTGAAGAAAGTGATTTATGATTGATCCATCGAAGCCTTTGAAGAATGCTCGGCATGAGCGCTTTGCTCAGCTCGTCGCCAGCGGCCTCAAGTTGGTTGACGCCTTTGCCGAGGTCGGCATGGAGGGGAATCGTCGCCATGCTTCGGCGCTCGGACAAAAGAAGGACATTTCAGCGCGTGTTGAATGGATCAAGGAACAGTCGGCCCAGGGCACGATTTTGAGCCGACGCGAGGCGCTGGAGGTTCTGTGCCATGTGGCGAAGCATGGTGACTCTGGAGGCGCGAGGGTTTCGGCGGTTGCCCAGGCGGCGAAGATGGAGGGCTGGGATAAGCCGGAGAAGGTTGAGGCGGTGCTGGAGGTGCGTATTGTGAGGCTGTAAGGCTTCCGCTGCGCGCTGCCGTGGTCCCCTCCCGGCCTCCCCGTTGGAACGAGGCGGCGAGACTGCGCTGGGCAGTCCGAGCAGCGGGGCACGCGCCCACTGATTGCCTTGGTGGTAAGCGTGATGCCACGACTCGGAAGCTCCGGCGTCGCTTTTGGCGGCAGGCGAGGGAGGGGTGAACGTGCTGGCTGGCGGTGCCCAGGCTTACCGTGGCCGGATCGTGTGAACCTCATCCGGCCTTGTCTTATGCTTTTTCGGCATAACTGAGGCGTTTGCTATGCGCGGTACGCATAGCCTTGATTTTCGGCGCTTTGGTCAACTTGGTTGTGGGAAGTGCAGCATAAATAGCGCCTTGACATTGTTCGTGGTGGTTCGCCCACATTGACAATGCAGAAGAGCACCAAGCCGCTACCGCCCATCGAATCCGTTAAATCTGTGCTGAGTTATGACGCCGCTAGCGGCCTCCTGCACTGGATAAACAGCACGGGCAAGGCTAAGGCTGGAAGCGTGGCAGGATGTGAGGCAAAGGGCTACATCCTGATTGGGGTCGCGGGTCGTCTTTTGAAGGCGCACAGGCTCGCATGGTTACTCCACTACGGCAGCGATCCGGCAAATGATATTGACCACATTAACGGCGTTCGCTCTGACAATCGCATTGCGAATCTACGGGAGGCGAATCAGTCGCAAAACATGCACAATCGGCGGGCCGATAAAGATAACTCCAGTGGCATCAAGGGCGTCTGCTGGAACAAATGGAAGGGCAAATGGATGGCCTACGTCAACGGGAAGCACTATGGTTACTTCTTGACCAAAGAAGAAGCAGGCGCTGCCGCAAGGTCTGCCCGTGAACTGCTTCATGGCCAATTCGCCTGCCACCGCGTATGACCATCGAACTACCTCACAAGTTCGCGCCTCGCCCGTATCAACTGCCGATGTGGCGAGCCATGGACACGCACAAGCGGTGCATGATGGTTTACCATCGCCGCGCCGGGAAAGACAAATTGTGCTTCAACAAGTTGATATGCAGGGCCTTGGAGCAGCCGTGCAACCTAGCTTACTACTTCCCCACGGCTACACTTGGCCGGAAAGCGCTGTGGAAAAACGTCGATGTGAAAGCCGGAATGCGTGTCATCGACCACATCCCCAAGGAGATTCTAGCCAAGACCCCGAACGAAACGAACATGATGATTGAGCTTGTCAACGGCTCCACCATCCAAATCCTCGGCACTGACAACCTCGATGTGGTCGGCGGAAATTATTTCGGCGTAGTCTTCTCTGAGTACCAGAAGCAAAACCCGCTGGCGTGGGATTTGACCCGCCCCATCCTTGCTGAGAATGGCGGCTTTGCGTGGTTTAATGGCACTCCGCGCGGCGAAAATCATCTGTTCGATCTGCTCAAGGTGAACCGAGACAACCCGCTGTGGTTTACGCAGGTCTTGTCGTGCGATGATACCCACGCCATCACAGCGGCAGACATTGAAGAAGAGCGGCGCTCGGGAATGTCTGAGTCGATGATTCGACAGGAGTTCTACTGCGACTTCTCAGCCACGAACGAAGGCGCGATCTACGGAACCGAGATGAGCAAAGCCATGGCGCAAGGCCGCATCGGCAATTTCCCCGTCGATGGCAATACACCCGTGCATACCTTTTGGGACTTGGGCGGGCCGCGAAACACCGTCGTTTGGTATGGGCAACGCCTGCCGTTTGGGCGCTGGCGATGGGTGGATTGTGACTATGGGCTGAACCTCACACTGACCGAACGCGTCGCGTGGATGAAGGCCAAGGGCTACGCCTTCGGCAACCACTACCTGCCGCACGATGCCAACCAGACGGCGCGGACGGGTGCCACCTTCGCCAGCGATGCGCGAGCGGCTGGGCTGGCCAACATTCAAGTTGTCCCGCCCATCGCTGACGTGTGGCTGGGGATCAACGCGGTGCAGTCCATATTCGACTCGTTTGAGTTCTCAACACCGGCCTGCGAGATCGGGGTGAAGGGGATCAAGGCCTACGAGTCGGCACCGGATTCGTCTTCCGGCGTAGTGCGCAACACGCCCCTTCACAACTGGGCAAGCCATGTGGCCGATGCGGTGCGGACGATGGGCGAAGCGGAGAAGCTGGGCTTGATTCCTGGGCTCGTAGGCTCTCGCGCGGCGGCAAGACCGATGGGGCAGGCGGTAGTTGCGGGGGGCGGCTGGTGAACGCGTACGCGCTGGCTTATGCTGCCTACCAAGCCGCTGGCCATGGCGATTTCCTCGATGATCTGTCGCTGCATCTCCAGCACGGCTACGTTGTCTCGACGCCTACCGGCTTCGGTATGGCGAGGCCGATTGATTCAAGTTGGCGTGGTGACAACGAACGGCTGGCTGACATTCGTCAGAGTGACGCAGGCGGTGATGCGTGGTTTATTTGGATGGTGGCGGGCGATTTGGCCGAGGTGATGGAGTTCCTCCCGAGCCGGAAAAAGTGGCTTGCTTTTGCGAGGCGTGGTTTGCCTCGTTGGGTCAAGACCGAGAAGATTTTACGATATGAAGTCGCCCGACAATTCCGCAGCCGTGAAAGAGCAGGGACTCGCGAGAGCCCAAGCGCAGAAGAACTTTGAGGCGCAAATGGCGCTTATGAAGGCCCAGAAGTCAGAAGTGGCAGAGGTTGACCCCCTCGTCATCCCGCCCCCGCCACCGCCAACTCTGGCCAGCAAGGAAGTCGATGATGCTGGGCAGGAACAGAAGCGGCTGAACAAGCGTCGCTTCGGTTTCGACAAAACCACCTATGCCGGTGCTGGCGGCAGCAGTGTCCTCGGCGGTGCTGCTGCGCTGGGCGGCGCTCGTCTCGCGGCTTAGTGTTTAGGACTCCAAACCATGCAAGTCACCGACCTCATCACGCTCAACGAACGGCTACGCTCTGAGGCATCAAGCATGTATGGGCTTTGGCGGCAGTGCGGGCAATATTGCCTCACGCGGAAGCTCTCGTCGCTCATCACCTCGACAAGCCAGTCGGGCACACAGCCGGGGGCGGCTCCAACGATTGACTTCCAACTACTCAACGACGTAGCCGTCGATGCAAACGCGGTTCTCGCGAGTGGCTGCATGGAATGGATCATGCCCAGCTCGGGGCGCTGGATCAACCTCAAGCCAGCCAGCCAGCAAGAGGGCAACGATGCCGTCGAAGACTGGCTACAATCCTGCACCGACGTGATTCTGACGGCGCTGCTGGATTCCAATTTCTACACCCGAGCCCACGAGGCCATGCTGGATTCCTCAACCTTCGGCATCTCCGGCCTGTGGGCAGAGGAAGGATCGCGCGGGCTCAACTTCCGCACTTGGGACGTTGGCAGCTTTGTCTTCTGCGAGAATTCCGAGGGCTACGTTGATACCGTCTTCCGCGAGGTAGAGCGCACGGCGAAGCAGGCCAGCGAGGAATTCACCACACTACCTCCGCAGGTGACGAGGGCGCTGGCATCGAACAAGCCCAACGATAAATTTCGCTTCCTGCACTGCTTCTACCCTCGGCCTGCCAAAGAGCGCAAGGAAGCGGGGCCGCAGTCAATGCCCATCGCGTCGGTATGGATTCACATTGACAGCAAGACGGTGTGTAAAGACTCGGGCTACAATGAGCTTCCCGCCTTCATCTCGCGTTACCTTCGCTGGAGCGAGGCCAGCGCCTACGGTGTGTCGCCAGCCATGCAAGCCCTGGCTGAAATCCGAGGCGTGAACTATCTCGAACGGATCATGGGCGGGCTCGCTGAAACCACGCTGAACCCGCGCCTTGTCATCCCGCAAGGCTTCCAAGGCGTGCCCGATCTGCGCCCCGGCGGGCAAACCATGGGCGGCATCAGCAAAGACTCCAGCCCTTATGAGTGGATGACAGGTGGCAACTTCAACGTCGGGCTAAACCTCATCGAACGGAAGGAAGAGGCTGTCCGTCGTGCCTTCCATTACCGGCTGTTCCGCGCGTTTGAAGACCGCAAGGGGGATATGAACATCCCGCATGTGCTGGCCATTCAAGCCGAGCAGGTGCTGGGCTTCTCGCCTGCGTTTACGTCACTGACGACAGAGCTTATCAACCCCGTGGTGGAGCGCTGTTTCATGCTGCTCTACCGCTCCGGCAAGCTGCCCAAGGCACCGCGCGAGGCGTTCGTAACCAATGCCCTCGGTGCTTCCATGCTGCTGTTCCCGCGTATTGCTCAAAACAATCGCATGTCTCTCGCGATGCAGTCGGCCAAGGAACAGGGGATGCAGGCGCTCATGGGCATCTTTGCCCCACTGGCTCAGACGGGCTCGCCGGTTCTCGACAACCTCGATGAAGACCGCGCCTTCCGTGACATTGCCCGAGGTCGCGGCCTGCCTGCCGACTACCTCAAGCCTGAGGCGACTCGCGACACTCTGCGCCAAGCTCGCCAGCAAGCCCAGCAAGCCCAGCAGCAACAAGCGATGCTACTGGAGGCCGCGAAGAATCCCGAGATCGTCAAGCAGGCGGCTGGCGCGATGCAGGGCGGCATGGAGGAAGCGGCATGACGCACCAACTCGAAGCCATCCTATTCTCCACGACAGAGCAAGCGGCGGACTTCGCGTCTGACTGCAAGGCGATTTTCTCGACGCCCACGGGGCAACGGGTGATGGCTGCTCTCTGCGCTGCCTGCCCTCCGATGGCCAACCCTTTCACGCTTCCCGGCGAGCCGCAAATCATCGCGGGCCGCGCGGAAGTCGTTTCCCTTTTGCTTCGGGGGTCGGGCCTACCGATCACCGGGGCGCAAACCCAAGAACCAAGAACCATCCAACATGGCGAACATAACCAAAGCAGAGAGGGAGCGCCGCGCGCTCGAAGCCCCAAACCCACCGACCTCAGCCAGTGAGTCGGAGCAGGAAACGACAGCCCTACCGAGGCACGCGGAAGTTCGACCGGACCTGCCGGAATCACGGGAGTTGTCCGAGGTGCCGGATGAGTCGCCAGCACAAGGCAACGAAGGCAAACGCCGCGTTCCCTATGGCACGGAGTGGCAATATCTAGAGCCTGGAGAGCCACCCAAAGACCCGCACTTCGGCGATCTGACGCCTGAGTGGGTAGCTTGGAAGGCTGCTCAAAAGTAACGCACTGAACCCACCACCAACACCATGAAAATCACCCACGATCTACTCCGCGAGCCTGACAGCGGCACGCCTCCCGCTGGCGGTGGCACCCCGCCTCCCGCTCCGGCATTCACCCCCAGCTTTGACGGCGCTGTCGGTGCCGATGGCTCATTCTCCCCAGGATGGACGGCGAAGGCCTTTGGGACCGACTACAACGGCCCACTGGCGCAAGCCAAGACGCTCAGCGATGCTGAGAAAATGCTACGCGACAACATCGCGGCAGCACGCGCCAAGACGGACGGCATGATCCGAGTCCCTGGAGCTGACGCCAAGCCGGAAGACTGGCAAGCCTACCACAAGGCCATCGGTGTGCCCGAGGCGGCGGATGGCTACGGCCTCGCCAAGCCCGACACGCTGCCTGACGGTGTGGTGTGGGATGACGGCCATGTCGCCGCCTTCTCTCAAGTGGCGCACAAGTTAGGCCTCACGCCTGCCCAGGTGAAGGGCCTGACGGAGTTCCAGACGGGGTTCGTCGGTGACACGGTGAAGGCTCAGAATGAAGGCCTGCAAACTGCCCTCGCTAACGAGAAAGCGGACCTTGCCAAACGCTTCGGCGACAACATCGGCAACGCGGTGAATGCCGCTACCCAACTTGCCAACGCTAAGGGCGCTCCTGAGTCATTGAAGGCGGTGGTGGCGGCTGGTGCGTTTGATCCTCAGTCGCCAAAATTCTGGGGTGCTGACGCTCTAGAGTTCGCGGCCTTCGCGGCAAAGGCGATGGGCGAGGATCGCGGCGGCGGTGGCGTGGGCGGTGCCCAGGCTATGAGCGTGGCCGAAGTGAAGATCATCATGTCGGACAAGTCCCACCCGCTGCATAGCAAGTGGGCCAGCGGTGACGCGGAGCTGAACAAGCGAATCCAAGACGCCTACAAGGCAGAGAGTTAAGGGCTCACCATCTCCAAACTTTTCATTTGCAAACCCGTGGGGAGGTCTTCACGGGTTTGCTGTGTTCGGGCTCCATTGGGACTTACCCGGCAAAACACCGCACGTCTCACACGGCCCGCTAAGCGGCCTACCGGGGAAGGCAGCGAGTTCGATAATCTCCACGCCAAGCGCGTGGGCATCGCCTCCACACAATGTCCTTCGACCCCACCTATACCATTCCGGCGCACACACGCCGACAGTTCCAAGATTCCTTCTCCGCGCAGATTCAACAAGTCGAGTCTCGCTTCGCCGTCGCCCAAAACAACGCCTCCGATTGGACTGCTAAGCAGTACGTCAAGCGCATGTCGGGCCAGCAAACATGGCGCGTCAACAACGGACGCTTCGGCAAGAACCTAGCCAAAGAGTTCGTGGCGGGCTTCCGATCCGGCTTCTGGCAGACGCTCGAAATGGAACCGGTCAAGTTCGACCAGCACGACAAGGCCAAGCTGGACACCATCTCCCTCCCCACCTCGGACGTGATTCGTGATGGTAAGAGCGCGTTCAATCGCCTTTGTGATGACTTGTTCCTCACGGCTGCGCTGGCGGATTCGCTCGGAGGTGAAGACCCCTATGTCACGCCTACCGTGTTCCCCACGGCCAACGTGATTCCCGTGAACTACATCAAGGCTGGCGTCGCCGCCTCTGGCGCAAGCTCGGGAATGACCATCTGGAAAATCCTCCGCGCCAAGAAGTATTACGAGGACCTTTCCATCAATCTCGACCAAGAAGAGCTGTTCCTGGCTATGTCGCCCGACGACAAAATGAACCTTCTCCTGTCTGCCGAGGCCGCGCCAAACGAGGCCTGGGCAAAGATCACCCTCGATTGGGTGATGAAGATGGAGACGGGCCAAAAGGACGCCAAGCTGTTCGGCTTCACGCCGATCATCACCACTCGCCTCTCGACGGCTACCGTCTCCAGCGAGCTGATTGAAAGCGCCATCGCTTTCAGCCGTCGCGCCTTCTGCTGGTGCCCGATGATGAACATCGAAACTCGCATTGAGCAGGGCAGCATCGAAGACCGCAACATGATTACCGTGGGAGCGAATGCGACTCACGGCGTGTTCCGCGAGCACGATGAGCTTGTGCTCAACATCAAATGCCTGCGCGTCTAAACCCCGACTCGAAACCCTTCACACTGAGGAAATCAAAATCTTATGGCTAACGGAAATTCGGATTACCAAACGGCGGTGAACGCGGCTGCGAAGTCGCGCACCACCACCCCCAACGACGACAATATCGCACTGGCTCGCCTGCAAGCGCGCTTCGTGCTGACCGGCCTGGGCACTGAAACAACGGGGCAATACCATGTGCTCGGCTGTCTCAAAACCTACGGCGCGCGTGTCATCCCCGAGCAGGTGCGGCTTCGCTTCACCGGCTCGGGTACAGTGGACTTCAAGGTTCAACTGGTGAAGGTGAACGCGGCAGGCACTCAGGTGGCGCTCTCGGCAGTGTCTGGCAACATCACGGCGCTTACCGCTGTGGTCGCGCTTACTGCCATCGGCGGCACGCCCATCGGTGACACGGTGGAGTTGGCGCAAACCGATGAGCTTCGCCTCGTCTTCACCACGGGCTCGGCAACCGTCGCCTTCCCCGCCACGGCTGGCATCGTCGCCGAAGTCGCCTACACCGCCCCCGGCTGCTAAACCCTGTCTGAGTTGGCGGACAATCAGCGCCGGGCGCGATCAACTATGATCCGCTCGGCGCTTTTCATTTCTCGATATGACACAGCTCGAACTCGCCAACATCGCCTTGGGGCATCTGGGGCAGGCGTCCATTGCCGACTACAACGAGACTTCGCCGCCTGCTGAGGCGGTGCGGCGGTATTGGGACTTGGTGCGTGACGCCCTGCTGCGCGAGAGGCACTGGAACTTTGCCATTCTCCGCGTTGCCCTGGCGAAGCGCAACGCCCACACGCTCGCGGCGGGGGTGACAACGAACGGCTCTACCACGGCGACTTGCACCTCAACGACGGGCGTGCTCGCTGGCGACAGAATCGACGGCAACGGCATCAGCTCGGGGACCAAGGTGGCGAGCGTCACCAACGGCACCACGCTCGTCCTCGACACCGCAGCGACGGCGACAGCTACCGGCCTGACGCTGACGACGTTCACGCCACCACTCGACGAATACAGCACGGCCTTCGCGCTGCCCAGCGACTACCTGCTCGGTCTGGAGATCAACCAGCGCGAGCTAGGCACCAGCGAAGCCTCTGCCGATGTGGAGGGCGCATTCATCTTCTGCAACGATGAGACGGCCATCCTTCGCTACGTCGCCAAGGTGGCGGATCAAGCCAAGTGGGATTCAAACTTCTGCGAGGCCTTCGCCATCCGCTTAGCTTCGCGCGTGGCTACCTCCATCACCACCGCCCAAGGCCTCGCCCAGAGCCTCGCCCAGCAGGCCGACATGATGATGGTCAAGGCCAGCGGTCCTGACGCCCGCGAGACTCGCCCCCGCGCGCTCATGGCTGGCGGCTGGGATTCCGATTGGATGGCAGCACGCCAAGGATTCAACCCATGAAAGTCCTCAACTCCTCATTCAATGGCGGCGAGGTGACACCGCTGCTCGAAGGTCGCTACGATCTCGACTCGCTGCGTCGGTCATGTCGTCTGCTGCGAAACTACATCCCGCTGTCCATCGGTGCGGCGGTGCGTCGTCCTTCGCTGCTACACAAGGCCATCGCCGACACCTCGGACGCGCTGCCAGCGGCAAGCCTCGGGCATGTGAGGCTGCACTCGTTCTCGTTCAACACTGAAACCCAGTTCGTTCTAGGATTCGAGACACCAGCCTTCGATGCGGGCTCTGACACTTGGCGGGCGAACTTCACCGTTTGGGACACGGCGGGCACGCTCAAATTCAGCGGTGCCTATTTACAGGCTGGCGGCTCACTGTCCGCTCCAAATTCCATCATCGGCACGCCCAACCCTGACAACTATTCCTTCGCCCAGGTCAACGACGTTCTCATCGTCGCCTCGCCCAATTTTCAGCCCATCGTCATTACTCGGATCGCTGATAACAATTGGACTTTCGAGAGCTTCCTGGGCGGTACAGCGGGGCCGACTGGGGGACTAAAGAAGCCCGGCTTTTACCCTCCATTCCTCGACGACGCGGTGGCGGAAACCGAGTCTGCGGACTTAGCCGAGGGGGTGGTCTGGCCGTTTGCTTTCACCGCCACCGGGAGCAAGGTCATCGGCGGCGCTATCGACACGGCGACGATGTTCCTTGGTCCATGCCCTGCTACTTGGCGTCTCTACACTGGCACCACGGCCTTCGTTGGCACCATCTTCCTTGAAGGTGCTGACACCAACAACGCGGCGACGTGGGAGGCGCTGGGCAGCTACACCAACGCCAGCACGGGCGCGCTGGTGCTACGCGGCACCGTGTTCTGTGGTTTCGCATTCCTGCGCGTTCGCATCGTTCGGACTTCAGGCACGGCGACGCTGGAGCTTCGGCACCTCGGCTCGCTTTCCGCCCCCACGGCTTACACCTTTTTGGAAGCCTACAACGGGGGCTCTGGAAGTCCTGGCGGCGCGGATATGGCGCTGGCTTTCTCCCCCGAGCTACCCCCAGGGCTGACGACTGTTTCAGGAGCCCTCTCCGACCATGAGTTCATCCAGCTCACCCACCTGAGAAATGATGCCGTCGCGACGATTCAAGCCGTCAGTGGAGCAAATAAGCTCACCTCCAAAGAGATTCGCTGCAATGATGTGTGGAGCTTCTACACAACGGGGATCTGGGTGGGATCGGTCTACCTGGAGGTGAAGGGCACGACGGGGGAATGGGACGTGCTGAAACAGTGGTCCAGCAACAAGGATCAAAACCACAGCGCCACGGGGCACGCGGCAAATCAAGTTCTTCGCCTGCGGTGCGTCCTTGCCGACGCGGATCAGGCAGCGAATGGCGGGGCGGCGACAAGCACATTTTTTCCACGCTTCACCCTCACAAGCGAGGATGCTCGGGTTGCTCACTGGGTCCAGTGGATTCCTGACGGCAGCAGTTCCACGCCTCAGGCGTGGAAGCCCTCGCATGTGCTCAACCGGTGCAAGCCAGTCTATCAAGAGGCGGGCAGTGACTCCGCTATCCTCTCCCTCGCCACCAATCGCGTTGGTCGCGCGGCATTCAGCCGGTACCAGGGATACACCGCTGCGGTGTGCGTCCACGGCGAACGGCTCTACTTCGCGGGCACCACCCGCAGCCCTGCGCGGCTGTTCGGCAGCTCGGTGAATGACCTTTTCAACTTCCGCGCCACCGGCCTCGATGACGGCGCGCTGTCTTTCAGCCTTGCCAGCACGCGGGGTAACTCGGTGCAATGGATGATGCCCACGGCGCGCGGCATCATCGCGGGCACTTCCGGCGAGGAATGGCTGGTGGACGGTGGCGACATCGGGATTACCCCCAGCAACGTCACGGCTCGCCTTCAATCACATTTTGGCAGTGAGGCCATCATGCCTTTGCCCCTCGACTCGGCCCATATCTTCGTGCGGCGCGGCGGGGCGGCGCTGTGCGAGTACACGTTTGAATGGGGAAGCCAGAATTACGAAGGCGTGGACCTGTCCGAGCTGGTGAAGCACATTACCGGCGTCGGCGTCCGTGCCATCGCGTTTAGCCGCAATCCCGAGCCGGTGCTGTGGTGTGTGATGAATGACGGCGGCTTGCTAACGGTGACCTACAACCGACAGCAGCAAGTCATCGGCTGGGCGAAGCATTCGACAGCGGGCACGTTTGAAGCGGTGACGGTGATTGAGGGCCGCACGTCCCAAGCTGATGAGGTCTGGTTCATCGTGCTGCGCAACAGTCGGCGGCGTCTGGAGCGGCTGGATTCGGCCTTCTGGGCAGCGCTCTACACGGCTGATCCGCTGGTTCATCTCGACGCGGCAGTGGTGAAGACCGGCGCGGCGTTCACTTCGATGACGGGCTGCTCGCATCTTGTTGGCCTCGCCTGCACACTCGTCACGCGCGGGGCCTCCGGCGTGCCCACGGTGGCGGCTGTGACTCCGGCGTCGGGCACGGTGACGACGCCAGCGGGCACCACCCACGCCGTTGTCGGCCTCGCCTACACCAGCGAGTTGCAACCGATGCCGTTTGATCTGCCGTTGCAAGACGGCACCACCAAGGGCCGCGTGATGCACACGCCGCAAGTGGCGGTGCAGCTTTTCCGCAGCGCAGCGGGCAAGTATGCAGACAGCGCGACGGCAACGCTCTACGACATGAAGATCCCCAGCGGCGACTACACCGGCATCCTCCGCCTGCCAGCGGCGGCAGCGATGCGCGATAGCTGCGAGGTCTATTTCAAAACGACCGGACCTTTGCCGTTGAATTTCACCAGCGTTGTTCCCAGCGTCAACGTGTATGGGACATGAGCCGCTTCAACTTCGCGTCTATGGCACTGGGCTAGGCGACTACCAAGTCGTCTCGGCATGGTGGCAGGCGAGGCATGGGCAACCGTTCCCCGAAACGCTGGTGCCACCCGATGCCGTCATTGTGGAGCGCGCAGGAAAGCCGGTGGCGTTCCTCTGCTGCTACCTGTCCTACGGTGTGGGGGTGGCGTTCCTGGAGTTTGCCGTCACCCGCCCCGGCCTGGGCTTCAAGGTGGCTCGCGAGGCGATGACTATGGCGATCAACGGCTGTGTCGCCCTGGCCCACGGGCGTGGGGATTTCAGCTTCTTCCGCTGCAACACCGTCCCAGCCATAGGGCGCGTGCTGCTAGGGCTCGGCTTCCTTCAAGACGCCTACTGTTCAACCGGCTTCTCCATCCACAAACAAAGACCATGAACTTTATCCCCCAAATCGTCATAGCGATCATCGGCGCGGTAGGTGTTGGAATGCAGGCAAAGGCCAGCTACAACGCTGCCGAGCAACAGAATCAGCTCGCGCTGCTCAATGCCCAAGCGCAAACCCAAGGAGCCCAAAACGAGGGCCAGCTCGGCATGATGCAGGCCAAGCTGAACGCTGATTTGTCCGCCCGCGACAAACAGGCGGCGGACGAGATGGCGAAGAATCTGGAGCTGCAAGCGGCGATGGGTTCACGCTCTGCCGAGTTGGACA